GGCATTAAATCGCACACCCACAGCGCCAGCGCATCCAGTACGGATTTGGGGACGAAAACCACATCGTCGTTTGATTACGGAACCAAATCCACGAATAACACCGGGGCGCATACCCATAGTATTAGCGGGACTGCAAATAGTGCAGGTGGGCACCAACACCATAGTTCTGGACCATATGCGAATACTAATGATGGTGATCTCTTTCCTAACGGTTATACCCAGGTTTCAGTCACAAACAAACCAGTTGTACCACGGCAAGGTGGCCAAGGTATGGCCCGTATATCAGGGAAGACATCATCAGATGGAGCACATACCCACTCGTTATCCGGTAGTGCCGCAAGCGCAGGTGCTCACGCACATACTGTCGGTATTGGTGCTCATACGCACTCCGTTGCGATTGGTTCACATGGACACACCATCACCGTTAACGCTGCTGGTAACGCGGAAAACACCGTCAAAAACATCGCATTTAACTATATTGTGAGGCTTGCATGATTACGCTCATTCTTTCTGCACCAGTAACAGAAATGGCTGAAGCATTTAAGCGGGTATTTGCAAACGCAGATAATGTGAATATTGTCGGAAAGCCATTTGAAACAATCAGAGAATTTGACTGCATGGTAAGTGCGGCAAATAGTTTCGGCCTGATGGATGGCGGCGTTGATGCCGCCATTACCGCATTCTTCGGTACTCAGTTACAGTCCCGCGTTCAGAATCATATTCTTCGTGAATATCTAGGCGAGCAGCCTGTAGGTTCTGCATTTGTTATTGAAACGGGGCATAATCATCACCCCTGGCTGGTACATGCGCCAACAATGCGTGTTCCGCTGACAATTGACGGAACAGACTCTGTATATAACGCAACCTGGGCCGCTTTACTTGCCATCTTTCAGCACAATAAAAACGCAACGACAGACAGGAAAATAAAGACGGTGGTATTCCCTGCAATGGGGGCCGGATGTGGTCAGGTTCCGTTTGAAAGCGTTGCCCGGCAGATGAAGCAGGCGTGGGATAACTTTAATAAAAAAACAGAAGCAATTAACTGGGAATACGCACACTCCCGCCAGTCGGCAGTATTTGGCACATATGCATACTGTCCGGGTAATTCTGTTTGCCGTTATGCGGATACTAAATATATTGGATGCGGCGATTATCGGACGTATTGCTCACGTTCAGGGCAGATCTGTATTAACCCTGAACATCAGGCTGATGATGTACTGATACAACATCAGGCTAATAACCGGTTTCGCCCTGGTTCGCATATACACCGGATTAATCCGGAAAATACCGGAGGCAATATCGCCACTGGCGCATATAATCACGGAAGGGGCATCACTGTTGGTGCTCACACCCATACACTCAATAAACAACATACTGTCTTTGATATTAAGTAGAGGTGAACATGGACTTCACAATGAGTGAACAACCACGGACCATAAAAATTTATAATCTGTTGGCCGGAACCAATGAATTTATTGGTGAAGGTGATGCATATATTCCACCTCATACAGGGCTGCCAGCTTATTCTACGGATATAGCGCCACCGGATGTACCTGCTGGCTTCGTGGCCGTATTCAACAGCGAAAATAAATCATGGAGTCTCGTTGAAGACCACAGGGGTAAAACGGTCTATGACGTGGAATCAGGGGACGCGTTGTTTATTTCTGAACTTGGGCCATTACCGGAAAATGTCACCTGGTTATCACCGGATGGGGAATATCAGAAGTGGGACGGCACAGCCTGGGTGAAGGATACGGAAACAGAAAAATTGTTTCAGGTACGGGAAGCGGAAGAAACAAAAAAAAGTCTGATGCAGGTAGCCAGCGAGCACATTGCGCCACTTCAGGATGCTGTAGATTTGGAGATTGCAACGGAGGAAGAAGCATCGTTGCTGACTGCATGGAAGAAGTATAGAGTTTTATTGAACCGCATTGACACATCAACGGCACCGGATATTGACTGGCCAACAATACCAGCAGAGTAAGGGGCAGATTATATCTGCATTATTAACAACGATTAGTTTGCAAGATATATAGTAGGTAAGTATATACCTACTACAAATGGTTAAAATATGATATAAATCCGCCATCCCGATTTGACTTTTCATGGAGGAAAACATGTCGAACGAGATGGCGGGCGTTACAACAGAGCAAGTTGAGCGTATTGCCGCGATCGTTGCTCGGGAGGTTGTTGGCAAATTAGGTAAAGAGCTACGTGAAGAAATTGGCCAGGAGGTCAATGATCAGCTGAAAACCTACTTTGGTGATATGACCCCGGCGCAACATAGTATTCAACACTCCAATCTGGACAAACTCCTTAACCGGTTAGATTCCATCTCAAGTGGGTTCTTTGGCGGCATTGTTTCTAAAATAACGTCGTTCATTATTACCGCACTGCTTTTGGGGTTAGCCGCGTATGGCGTAAAAAGTGGACTGCAATAACAGGAGATCAAGGATGAAGACTCCGAGAGGCATTCGTAATAATAACCCCGGTAATCTTGATAAAGGATCACCGTGGCAAGGTCTGGTTGCGAATCCAGACGAACCGCGCTTTTGCACGTTTAAAGACCCTGTTTGGGGGATTCGTGCGCTGGCGGTGACTCTAATTACCTACCACGATAAACGTCGCGCAAAAGACGGCACAAGTATCGATACCATTCGTGAAGTTATTGAACGCTGGGCACCGCCGAATGAAAACAATACTGACGCCTACATTAATGAGGTGTCTAAAGCCGTTGGTGTAACCGCAGACATGATCATCGATCTGCATGATTACGACATCCTTCGACCTTTGGTTGAGGCAATCATTCGCCACGAGAATGGCCGAGGCCCGCTAAAAACGCTGAACACCTGGTATGCGGCAGAAGTTATTGAGGAAGGTCTGCGTCGAGCTGGCGTTGTTAAGCCGGTGAAAACCGTGAAGGCTGTTCCTGTAACTAAAGAAACCGCAGGCGCAACTGTTACAGCAGGTATTGGTCTGGCGCAGCTGGCCGATGTTATGCCGCAGGTTTCCGCTGCTATGGATAAAGCACAAGGTCATATCTCTAGCGGGGATACAGTACGCATCATCTTCGGTATTGCCACTATTGTTGTGGCAGGATTCATTGCCTGGTCGCAGGTAAGAAAACACCAGAAAGGGATGGTCTAATATGCTAGGCAGCCTGATGACAAAGCTAAAAGTTGCTTTGATTACGCTGGCTGCCGTTCTTTTCGTTCTTGTCGGCGCTTACACGATGGGCGGGAATGCGGCGCGACGAGCAATGGAAGAGAAGGCAAAACAGGAAGACAGAAAACGACTTCAAAACACAGTGAAAGTGGTGAATGAGACGAGCAGTAAAATACGTCAGAAAGATGCTTCTGCCGTTCATCGTGAGTTGTATGATAAGTGGGTGCGTCATTAAACCACAAACAGCCAGCGTGTTGTTCTGCGATGGGGCTGAGCCTATCTATATCAGCAATAATGATGTAATGACTGAAGAAACCGAACGCCAAATCCTTTTTCACAATACGATGGGAGAGAGGGTTTGTGGTTGGTGATGTCGAAGTTCCCCTCAAATGAGGGGAACACATTATTCTTCGAACAATTTTTCGATAGATTTTGTAGGATAGAACAAAGAACGCTCGTTGTTACCAACCAGCTGGATAAAGCCTAAACTTTTATAAAACGCCTTGGCTTTGTCATTTAACGCCTCAACGAAAAGTCCATGAATGCCTACAGCAAGAGATGCATTGTACACAACGCGCATTGCATGTGTTACAAGCATTGAGCCAAATCCTTGACCTTGAAGGGACTTGTCCAAAGCCAGCCTACCCAAAGTAACACTTGGAACATTCCGATAAGGAACCTTCTTTTGTTTGCTTCTTGAAGGTAAGGACTCCTTTTCAAAACAACTACCTGACAAAGTGTAATATCCTAACACTTTTGGCCTTTCTTCTTGAGTGCAAAGCACATAAGCACGAAGAATTTTTCCCTCATGCTGCCTTTTTAAGTGGTTGGCTAAAAAGGCGTTTAGTGACTCTTCGCCGCAATCAAAACCGTTTAGATCATAATCTTTCTCTCCAGAGAAAATCTCTATCGTTGTATTGCTCACGAGTAAACTACTCCATGCTTTTCAGACGATCAGCAGCTCGTTTCAGCTTGTCGTTCGGTGCCGGAGGATTGCTTATAGCGTCCATAACCAGATTCCAGGATTCTTCATTCAGAACTAGTCTACGGTGTTGCTCTATAACTTTCACGGCACGTTCAGATGCACTGCTAACCATAAACTGAGTAATGCTCTGGTTAGACATTGCGGCAGCTTCCTCGATGATGCTTTTATCGTCATCGGTTAATCTCAAATCGATGCGCTGCTTTTTTAGTGCTGACATGTATTCCTCCTGATGGCCGTGATGTAGGAAGGCCATCAATCTCCTCTGTTCAAACTGAGTTTTCGACTCAAAAATTACTTTAAAAGGCTATAGCCCATTACGTGTGCATTATCAAATTGTGTACGGCATATCACCGTACTTGTAATATAGAGGTCATTGTTACTTTTTTCAACAGACAAATACAAGCTATGATTGCCAATTGTTAATCACAACCTACCATTTAACCTTTACACCGCAGCCGTAGGCATTTAGGCTATATCACATATAAGAAAACAAGTTGTTTCAGACGATAATTATATACGCAAAGGGAACTCTCCAATGACCAAGATCTTTGTGGTTGGCGGCACAAAGGGCGGGCCTGGCAAATCCACCGTTGCCCAGCAAATTGCCGTTTGCCTGAAAGTCAAAAAGAAGAAGAAGGTTTATATTACCGATATAGATATTCAGCGCACGACAACGAGCTGGTGTGAAGACCGTCGACAGAACGAAGACCTTGAGCTGATTCCTTTTGCATACGTTCAGGATGACATCATTAAGCACCTAAAATCGCTTCAGGGTAGAGCTGAGTTTGTAGTGGTAGATGCTGGTGGCTTCGACTCCGAAATTCAGCGACAAGCGATGCTGATGGCTGACGTTATCATTATCCCGCTGCGTCCTAAGCGTCGTGATTTGAAATCTTTACGTGACATCGATCCTATTATCGACAATGTTCGCAATGTAAACGATAAAGTGAAGGTCCGCGCGGTCATGAACCAGTGCCCGGCTTTGCCATCACAAGTGTCTCGCATTCTGGCGGCTAAAGAGATTGTTGAGACGTTTGGAATCGAGTCTGCGCCAGTCAATCTGTATAACCGCAACGTCTATGATGATGCGGAAGAGTCTGGTCGTTCTATCTTTGAAATGACCGGTAGCGAGCGCGACAAAAAGGCGGAAGCCGAGTTTGAAGAATTTGTAGATTATCTGTTGAGTCTGGAGGAAGAAGAATAATGTCCATGAAAATGGGTGACCTAGCAAAGCGCAAAGAGCCTGATGCACCGGCTAAGAACACAACTCCTTTGCGCCAACCAGTCAGACCACAGGGACGCCCGACTCGTGGCAAAGAGAAAATTAAAAGCCGCACAATGTCACTGGAGGACGAATACTTCGAACTGCTGGAGATGATGAAGTTCATCCCTCGCTTCGAGAAGTTCACTCGTTCTGACGTGATTCGAGCAGCCATTTTCCATCTGGCAGAGAAGTCACCGCAGGAAATCGAGGACATCGTGAAATTGAATGAGGCGATCACCGCTGCCGATGTCACGATGCGTACCGATGAAATCAAACGAGAGTTGATGAAGAAAGGTTAAAAATCATGCATTGGCGCGTACATTGCGCCAATGCATAACTACAGTGTCAGCTTTATGCCGCGCTAACACTATGTTCAGTCCTAACCACCCCAACCTTCACAAAAGGGCTACCGTAGCTTGGTGGCTTCTTGATTAATTTGCCTACATACAGTTTTCTAATATGCTCATCGGCTATTCTGCCAACAAATTCATAACGTTTTGTGTCGGGGCCAAGAGCTATATCCCTTGTAAAGTACTGCTGAGAACCGGCTTTGACCCAGCATTCAATCTGATAAACTTCCATTATCAGCCCACCATATGTAGCGTAGGCATATTTGAGATTCTCGTCTCTTGGAACCTTTGCCCATACGCCACGCGTAGCTTCATATAATGCCAGAGCGGACATTCCTGACTTGTAGGTGCTGTTTAGCAGGAAGGCAAGACCGGCGTGCTCAGGAGCAATTTCAGTTTCCTCTTGCAGCACTAAGTGATGGTAGGCGTCCAGTGATATTCTGCCCATCATGGAACCACTTCCTCGTACCTTATTCGTAAGCTCTCCGACCCCCATAAGGTCGATGCATGTCGCCTCAACAAGTTTGGCTGTGGTTTCATCCATACCATGACGAAGTATATCTATGCCTAATTTTTTATTAGCCAAAAGTTCTTTGATCCGCATGGATTTGGGAGAGTCATCGGGATACTTGATGTGATCGAGACAACGAGTCGATTTGCCTTTTCCTATGTAAAACGGTCTTTTCATCTTGTCTTCTGTATC